TGCCGCGAAGCCTTGGCGGGCTTTCCCGACAACAGCGTCCACGCCATCGTGACCGATCCGCCGTATGGGCTCAGGTTCCTGGGGGCGAAGTGGGACTGCAGCGTTCCCGGCGTGGATGTTTGGCTGGAGTGCCTCCGCGTTTTGAGGCCGGGCGGGCACTTGTTGGCCTTTGCGGGGACGCGGACACAGCATCGCATGGCGGTGAACATTGAAGACGGCGGGTTCCACATTCGGGATATGATTGCTTGGGTTTACGGCGGCGGCTTCCCGAAGTCGCTGGACGTCAGCAAGGCGATTGATAAGGTGAGAGATGAGGACGCCGAGCCTGTGCGCGTAATCTGTAGAGCCATCCGTGCGGCAATGGACGCCCTCAAACTGAAAGCCCGCGACTTGGTAAACCTGTTTGGTGGATGCCACCCACGACTGATCGGCCACTGGGCCGCGCGTGATACGGACAGTCAACCGGCCTTACCAACGTGGGACCAATGGGTGATCCTTCGGGACAAACTCTCAATGAGTGCGGACCTTGATGGCGAGGTGCGGCGGCTAAACGACCGTAAGGGAACGCCCGGAGACACTTGGCGAGACGCCGATGTTCTCGGGGAGCATGAAGGGGTCCCGGGGGGGTTGGCAGGGGACAGGTTCACTTGCCGAGACAATCTCATCCGAGAGCCGAGCGACGCCGCCCGCGAGTGGGCGGGTTGGGGAACGGCGCTCAAGCCTGCCTTTGAGCCCATCACGGTTGCCCGCAAGCCGTTCGCCGGGACCGTCGCGGCGAACGTCCTGGCACACGGAACGGGCGCGATCAACGTTGACGGGTGCAGGGTGGGGACAGAGGAGGTGGTCAACACCCCAGCCGGAAGCCCGTGCGATGTCATGAAGACCGGACTCAAAAACGACGCGCCACCAACCGTTGCCGCCGGCCGCTGGCCCGCCAACTTCATCCACGACGGCAGCGACGAAGTGACGGGGTTGTTTCCCACAACAAGCGGCGACGCGCGCCAGCGCCAAGACGGAACGCGCCCGGCAGGCTTTGGCAACGTTGGGGCGAACGCCGGGAACGGGCAACCGTGTGGCGAACTCTATTCCGATCCCGGTTCCGCCGCGCGATTCTTTTACTGCGCCAAGGCGTCCACAGCCGAACGCAACGAGGGGTGCGGCAAGTTTCCGGAAACCCAGGCACAAAGAACGTTGTCTGGCAGTGAAGACACGCGCGGGCGCCCAATACCAATCAACAAGAACACGCACGCGACCGTCAAGCCTCTCGCCCTGATGCGTTACCTTTGCCGCCTCGTCACGCCGCCGGGCGGCATCGTCTTGGACCCGTTCGCGGGCAGCGGCACAACTTGCATCGCCGCCTACCAAGAAGGCTTCCACTACATCGGCGTCGAGATGGATCCCGAGTACGTCGCCATTGCAAACGCCCGCATAAAACACGCGAAGTCCAAGTTCGCCCTATTTGATGGTGTCCCGGCATGACACGTCAAGGCAACCCAGGCAAGCGTGCCGCCCGTAGCGAGCCCCCAACATGACACCGCTCCAGATGGCCCAATCCGAATGCGCCAACATCATAGACGGCGAGTGCCTGTTGACCGGCGGCAAGTGCGTTCTGGCGCGTGGAGAACGCTGCCGCTATTTCGAGACAACCATCTTGCCGCTCGCCGCGCTTGGCGACCACTACGAACGATACGCCGGCATGGCCGAAGCCTACACAAGCCGAACCTCTGGCGCCCCGCAACTAACAGACGCTTCCCGCCGTTGCGAATGCGGCGCTTCCCTTGCCCCTCGCAAGCGCATGTGCGCCGCATGCCGATCCAAATCCCGTCGCCTGTCGGCGCGCGACGCCCAAAACAAGAGACGCCGAAGCCCATGAACCTACTATCTCGCCTCGGACTCGTTATCGACGCGTTTCGCGGCAAAGCCGCCGCCGGACCCGGCGCCGTTGTGGTCACCGGCGCCGTGTCACCCGGCCAGAAGACAGCCCAATGGTCCGGCGATCAAGCCGAGCAAGTCAAGCACCTCAAGCACTGGGTCTACGTCGCCATCCGCGCTATCCGCGACCGCGTTGCCGCCGCGAAATTGAACCTCACCGCGCAAAAGGGCGCCGAATGGGTTGCGATCAACGACCACCCCTTCCTCGACGTGCTCGATTTCGTCAACCCCGTCCACACCCGCTGGGATCTGTGGGCCGGTACCGTCGAATTTCTGGAACTCACCGGCAACGCCTATTGGTACATTGCCAGTGACCGCCTCGGTGTCCCCCGCGAAATCTGGCCGTTGCATTCACAGCGCGTCAAGGTCATCCCCGACAAAGCCCGCATCGTCGGCGGGTACGAATATTCAACCGGCAAGTCCGGCAAGAAGCCCGTCACGTTTGAGCCCGATGAAGTCGTACACTTCAAGTACCCCAACCCGACTAACTATTTCTACGGTTGGTCCCCCCTCCAGGCCGCGGCCGAGGCCGTAGACGCACACGAAGAAATGCTCAGCGCGCAGACGCAAGCCTTTCGGCATGGCGTTCAGCCCCCCAAGATGGTCTTTACCACACCCAACGTCATCAGCGACGAAAAGGTTCTTGAGCGTCTCGCCAATCGCCTCAACGAAAAGTACGCCGGAACCGACAACGCGCAAAAGATCATGGTGGCGCACGGCGGACTCGAACCCAAACCGCTTTGCTTGACGCCGCAAGAAATGGACTTTCTCGACAGCAAGCGCAGTTCCCGCGACGAAATCCTTGCCATCTTCGGCACCCCCGCTTCCGTCGTCGGTATCAGCGAAGACTCCAACCGCGCCGTCGCCGATGCAATGGAACGCACCTTCACCCGCAACACCGTCATGCCGAAGTTGGCGTTGATTGCCGGCGCCATTCAGCAGAACCTCCTCCAACACTATCCGGCCAAGCTCCGTTGCGCGTTTGAGCCACAAGTCCCGGAAGACCGCGAGCAAATCCGCGCCGACGCCACCGCCGCCTTTGACCGTGGCGCCTTGACGGTTGACGAACTCCGCGAAACGCTCACAGCCAAGGCGCCCACCGGCGACGACACTCGGTACACGCCCGCCAACCTTCTTCCGGTTGACGCAGACCGGGACGATGGCGCAGCCGAACCGGACGAAGACGAATAGCCGACACTCGGTTTTCACGGTGAACTCGCCCCATGTCTAAATCCAGAGACCGCGCCCGCCGCATTCGGCTTGCCCTTGCCGCGCGCCGTCACAAGACCCGCCTCGCGCGGGCCTTTGCCGCCGCCGTCCGCAAGTTTGCCCGCGGCCAACGCAAGCGCGTCCTTGCTGCTTTCGACGAACTTGACGACGCCTACTTTCCAACACAACAACAGCGGGTGGCTAGGCCGGGTGGCCTGGCGGGTCTCATAAGCCTGCAATCGGGGCTCGACTCCCCGGCCCGCTCCCAATTGACCAAAGCCGAGCCCTTCCCCTTTGTCACCATCACTCCGGCCATTTTCGACGAAAGCGCCGAAGCCATCCTGGCCCGCAAGGCGTTCGTCAAGCGTCTCGCGACAGTCGCCGACGAAGGCATTACCAACACCATCAACCAACTGGGCCGCGACAGTTCAGCCCTTGGTGTTTTCGACCCGGGCGTCGCCGATTGGCTTGAACACGAGAAGGGCACCGCCTACTGGCGCAACGAAGTCAACAACGGAACCGTCAAGGCGTTGCACGGTTCGCTTGCCGAAGGCATGGCTGCCGGCGAGACCCGCCGCCAACTCCGCAAGCGCGTTCAAGAAACATTCTCGCCGCTTACCGGAGGCGGTCCCGTCCCCGCATGGCGTGCGGACCGCATTGCCCTGGTTGAAACCGGCGGCGCCTACGAACACGGCGGCCACTTGGTTGGCGAAGAAATCGAAGACGCCGGATTCCGGATTGAGAAGTATTGGCAAGCCACCGGCGACCAACTCACTCGCGATCCTCACCGCATCGCGGGGAGCCGCAACGGTTGGATCGCCAACACCCGCCGCTTCGCGCTCCCCGCCGGCGCTGGTCTCGGTTCGGCGTCTGCAATGTATCCCGCCGACCCCAGCATCACCGGCGACCGTGGCCACATTATGGGTTGCCGATGCACGGCGGTTCGTCGCGAAGCCAAGAAGAAAAGCTAACCCACCCAGAACGCCACGATTCGCGCACCAACCAACCGTCCGGTTGGCGCGTTCACGATCACAAATTAGGAGACTCACCTCCATGTCAACGGATCAGTTCAGATCATGGATGGCCGAACGGGGTTTTGAACGCGCCGAACTCGGCCCCAACGTTCCCGCCGAACTCGCCGGCAAGATGGCCTTCCGCATGCCAATTGTTGCCAACATCGAGAAGGCCGCAAGTGACGACGGCGACGAAAAGGAGCTGCGCCTGCGCGTCACAATGACCACGCCAACCGCCGACCGCGACGGGGACGTCATCCTCCCCAAGGGCATAAACCTCAAGTGGTTTAAGAAGAATCCCGTCGTGCTTTGGTGTCACGATTACAAGCAACCCCCCATCGGCAACGTCGATGTCAAGACCTTCAACGTGACTGACAAGGGCATTGACGCCGATATCGTCTTTGACGCAGCCGACCCGGCCGCCGTTTTCGTCTACGGAAAGTACGAACGCAAGATCATGCGCGCGTTTTCAATCGGCTTCGTGCCCATACAGTGGGATGTCATTGAAGACAAGAAGACCGGGCGCGTCACAGGGTACAGGGTCACCAAGTCGGAACTCTGGGAGTTGTCCGCCGTTCCGGTTCCGTCCAACCCGGAAGCGTTGCGACGCGACATTTCCGACATGGAATCCAAGGGCTACGACCCC